GCTCGACGTCGCCATCGGTCCGCCGTACATGCTGCCGAACTTTCACCATAGTCCATAAAGGAATAATCATGCCAAAGGCGAAGCGTAAACCGGTCAAACGAGTGAAGAAGGTCAAGCGCCGTCGCTCTATCACGCTGCAGGAAACTCTACTGGCAGATCGCGTCAGGACACTAGAAATCGAGAACGCCGAACTTCGCAAGAACACCGTGAGCGCCTTGCGAATAATTGAACGAGCGCGGAATGTAGAACAGATGGTAAACGAAGGGAGCGAACTGCTTAAACGGTTCCTGCAATTCTCACAACGCAATTTAGAAAACATCCGGCTGGTCCAACATCGCCAGCACGAAATATGACCTTCACCTTTCGCCCCGCGGTCCGCGAGAACGTCTCGCTCATCATCGGCCTCGTCGGCTCGACGGGGTCGGGCAAGACCTACACCGGGATGCGGCTCGCGAGCGGCATCGCGAGCGACAAGCCGTTCTGTGTGATCGATACCGAGGCAGGCCGCGCCAAGCATTACGCGGACATGTTCAAGTTCGACCACGGGGATCTCACCCCGCCATTCACCCCGGAGCGATATGCCGAGGCGATCAAGGCCGCGGACGATGCAGGCTATCCGGTCATCATGGTCGATTCCTTCTCCCACGAATGGGCAGGCGAGGGCGGATGCCTCGACATGCAGGAGGAGGAGTTCAAGCGGATGGGCTACAACGAGAAGGTCAAACTCCTGTCGTGGCAAAAGCCGAAGGGCGAGCACAAGCGGATGGTGTCGCGGCTGCTGCAGACCCGGGCGCACCTCATCATCTGTCTCCGGGCGGAAGAGAAGATCGACATGGTCAAGAACCGGGAGACAGGCAAGATGGAAGTGGTGCCGAAGGTCGGTCCCGCCGGGTTCCGCGGGTGGTTGCCGATCTGCGAGAAGAACTTGCCCTTCGAGTTCACCGTGTCCCTGCTCATGCTCGCGGACGCGCCAGGCTACCCGCACGCGATCAAACTGCAGGAGCAACACAAGCCGTTCTTCCCCCTCGAGCGCCCGATCAGCGAGGAGTCGGGCAAGCGGATCGCGGAGTGGGCATCGGGGACTAAGCCAGTCGCGCTGAACACCATCACGATGAATCAGGCGTTGGACCTGGAGACGTTGTGCAAGGACAACGGGATCCCGGTGGAGAACCTGATGCACGCGGCGGAGGTGCAACGCCTGCAGGACATTCCTGCCGCGGCGCACGCCCGGGCATTGAAGTGGGTGGATGCGGCCATCGCCAAGCGCCAACAGACGTGATCGTCCGGTTGACGGCGGAGGAGATCGAGTGGTGCCGCCTGCTGGGCGCCGCTCGCAACCTCGCCAACTTGTCAGCCGACGTCACCTCGAGGAAGAAGTCCCCGCAGTCCGACGAGGAGATCAACGTCGAGGGGGTGTACGGCGAGCTCGCACTGTCCTTCGCCTTCAACATTCCATCGATCGACACCACCATCGGCCCGCGCCGCGGCGGGTATGATCTCCTGATCCACGGCAGACCGTTCGACGTCAAGGCGACGCACTACGGGAACGGTCACTTGATCGCCGGATTGCGGGTGAACCCTGACGTTGATTTCTATGCGCTCGCACTCGTTCACGCGCTGCCCGATGTCAACTGCCCGAAGTGGGCAGCGAAGCCTGATTTGATCCAGCAGGAGAACCTCAAGGACTTCGGCTGGGGGCCGTGCTATGCATTGAAGCAGGACGATCCGCGAATGCATGATTGGAAGCAGGACATCGAGGGTCGCAAGCAGTTTATCGATGACATCATCAAATACGAAAGGTTGAAAGGCTATGAGTCCTACTGAGCAGATCAAGCAGATCACCGCCAACGTGCGCCACGAAATGGATCAGATCGATCAACTGCTGGGCGCGGGTCCGACGGTTCGCACCTGTCACTTCGGATACTACGGAGACACTCCGACGACGGCAGACGAGGTTCACAACCACGCGGATCTCTACTGGTGCTACGGGTGGCCGCAGGGCGGCAACATGAACGCGGTGTCCGCCGGGCAACGCGCGCAATCGCTGGGCATGAAGATCATGCTGGGGTGCTACGGCAGGGGCGATCAGGCGTCGCTCGAATACTTCTTCGGGCAATGTCAGGCGGGGGGCATCACGAACGATGTCATCGGTCTTTACCCTCAAGACGAACCCGACGTCGCGGGTATGACCGGGCCGGAAGTCACCGCGATGTGCCAGCGGGTGCGCGCCGCAGCGGCGAAGTATTGGCCCATCGTGCCGCCACTGTGCTGCATCTATGGCAACGAAGGTTATCCGGGGATCGCCAGCTTCGACGTGGTAGGACGGGACAACTATGGCAACGGAGTTCAGACCGTGCCGATCAGCGGCACTCAGCAATTGATGATCGTCCCCGGCGGTGCGGACGATTGGCGCGAAGAACCCTATCCCTTTGTCACTTACGCGCAGGACAACCCCGACGTATGGGCGGTGATCTGCTTCTACTGGGATCTCACCGGACAGAAACCGGGGGTGAAGACCAACGGCATGGCCGCTGCCTACATCCAAGCAGGACAGGCGTTGACGGGGCGCTCATAGCATTCTTGCAGATCTTTGCGGCGGTCGCCATCGTCCTCTTGGGATTACTGCTGATCGCCGCCCTTTCCTTCGCATGCGATTCTTTGTCGGACTACATCAGCCGGCGGACACGAAACACTTCGACGGATCCTTCGTCAGCGTCAACCGACTCCGCACCCGCAAGTCACCGCTCGAAATAGGGGACTGGATCATGGACAGCGGGGCGTTCACAACCATCGCCACGCACGGCGGCTATCCCTACCCGGTCAGCGAGTACGCCGAGCAGATCCGGAAGTGGAAGGGAAGCGGCAATCTGCTTGCAGCTGCGGCACAGGACTACATGTGCGAACCCGTCATGCTCGAGCGCACCGGTCTGACGGTGGCCGATCACCAGCGGCTCACGATCGAACGCTACGACGCGCTCTTGGCCGAGGACACCGGGGTCTACATCCTGCCGGTGCTCCAAGGCTACGAGCCGTCGGAATACGTCGAGCACATCCGCCAGTACGCTGACCGCCTCAAGCCGGGGATGTGGGTGGGGGTGGGGAGCGTGTGCAAGCGCAACGGCAACCCAAGCGCCATCGCCGCGGTGCTCTATTCGATAAAAAAGGAACGGCCCGACCTGTTGCTCCACGGGTTCGGGCTGAAGGCGACGGCGTTCGGTTCGTCGCTGATCACCAGGCTGCTCCACTCGGCGGACTCCATGGCGTGGTCATACGCCGCACGCCGCGAGGGGCGGAATCAGAACGATTGGCGGGAAGCCAAGAAATGGATATCGAGAGGGGACTTGCTATGAGCTCACGCGCCATCATCGAAGTGCATCTGGACGACAACGGCACCTTCACCTACAAACTGCGCGAGACGGATCTCTCGACCAAGGCGTACGCACAGTTGCTGGTCGCGCTCGCGACGGACATCGCGGAGATGTTCGAAACGGCGTCAGACCACAAGTTCAGGAAGGAGGACGTCTACGCCCAGATCATCCACTTCATGCAGGAGTCGTTCTATGACAACCCGCCGTCGACTAACTTGGGGATGCTCCAATGAAGGTCTTCTGGTACAGCATTTTAGGCTTTATGGGCGGCATCATCTTCGCGGTGGTGTTCTGGGCAATCGTCATTCCGATGTTGAACTGGATGCTTCGATAAGCCGCGGCGCCCCGTTCTCGAACTCCACGATGCGCTCGCGGATCGCCTTGATCCGCGGCGCCGCCTCTTGAAACCTCTCGTTCAATATCCGGAGCGTGGACTCGATTTCGCCGGGACCGGCACCCGCATCGCTCGTCTCCTGATACAGGCGTTGCGCCGCGAGCAGTTTAACCTGGGCAAGTGCCGAGTTCGTGTTCGCATTGACCTCCATCGTGGCGAGCGAGTGCAACGCCGTGAGCGCATCGGAGCGATAGAGTAACGCCTTGACCTTGATGTCCTCCTCGACCTGCGCAAGCCGCTCTTTGGTGTAGACCGGATCGTGGACGATGGGGATCGTCGCCAAGTACTTCTGCAACTGCCGCGA